GGATCTTAAATATGGATAGTAGAGAATTTCAATTATACGAGAAACGTATAGACAACTGTTGGCATGCCGCTGACAGTTTTGAAGAAGGCACATGGGGCAAAGATTTTTGGAGTCAAAATGCTATGTATCTATTGCGTAAAATGAATCAAAAAATAAATGAGGAGAAGTAAATGAAATTTATTCTTATATCAATGATGCTGGCCAACCCAGTAACTTATGCAGATAAGGCAACCTGTCAAATTGCCGCTGATGCACTTAACCAAATTGAAGTTGAAGCAGTGTGTATTCCTGCAGGTATAAAAAATCAGGATTCTAGTGATAGAATGGTTGCTCATATGCTGAAGATGATTAAGAGGCTAGAACAAATGAAAATTGATTTGGAAGGTGCCAAATGAAACAAACTTTATTAGGCTTACAATTTGATACAAACCCGTATCTTAAAGGCATACAACTTGTACTTGACTTTAAAAAGTATGAGTTAAGTATTGTCCAACACGCAGGTAGTTACGGTGGTAATAAAGGTTTATATGAAATAATGGTAAGTGATTCAACAGGTGGTGTTGAACTTCCTGGAGTTACCGAGCCGGGTGATACTGTCAAGGGTTTTTTAACATTAGAAGACGTCAGTAGCATTTGTAAAAAGATGACCTCTATCACAGGCAACGAACCAGTTAAGGTTGCCATCTAAGTCCATAAATACAGTAAGAAGGATTACTGTATGCCTAGACTAAGTTTATATCGCCCAAATCGACAAAACGATTACAAATTTATTGACCGCACTGTTATGGAAATGTATCAGGTTGGTGGTGTTGATATGTTTGTTCACAAATATCTCGGACCTATTGTTACCGGAGATGACAGTTCAAGTGTAAGCGGAGGCACACAAGATGCCACACAGCCTGCTTATAACACTGAGAATCCACTGTTTATTGAAGATTTGTTTTTATTAGAAAATAGAAACAGAAAGTATGATGACGATGTGTATCAGATGCGTGGCGTTTATAATGCACAAGATATTGATTTTGACCTAAGTCAATTTGGATTGTTCCTAAACAACGACACATTGTTTATTACATTTCACTACAACTTTATGATAGACACAATTGGTCGTAAACTCATGAGTGGTGATGTCCTTGAACTACCAAACCTTAAAGATTTTAACCCTCTTGATAGTGGTATCGCTAGAGCTATACCTAAATATTATGTAATACAAGATGCTTCTTTTGCAAGTGAAGGATTTTCACAAACTTGGCTTCCGCATTTGTGGCGTGTTAAAGCAACACCACTGGTAAGTGCTCAAGAATACAATGATATACTCGATAAGCCGTTTGAAGTTGAAAATATTTGGGACAACGGAAACTATTATCCAAGCGGAAGTATTGTTCTTAGCGGAGATACTTATTACAAAGCAATAGCCGATGTTGATCCTGGCGTTGAGATTACTGATACTACTAAGTGGAAAGAATTTGCACCTGCAAGCGAACGTGATACTTTTGGTACAGTTGTAAAAGATACAGAGATCAACGATGCAATACTTACTCAAGCAGAATACGAAGTTCCACTTAGTGGATACGATAGTGTAAAATTTTATATTGTTCCTACAAACGAAGATGGAACACCTGCAGATCCAAACAGTTACACAGTAGACAACACAGGTATTACTGTTGATACAACCAACGTTAATGTTGATAACCAACCGGTAACTCCGAGAGCAAATGGTTACACCTTAGGATATCTAACTGGAGACGGACTTGCTCCTAATGGGTTACCAGTTACTCCAGGTATAAGTTTTCCAAGCAATCCGCAAGATGGAGATTTTGCACTTAGACTTGATTACTACCCTAATAGACTTTTTCGCTACAACGGTGCAAGATGGGTTAAGTACGAAGACGATGTGAGGACCAATTTGACACCAGGCGATATAACAAAAACAATTACAGGCTACGGCAACGTCCAATCGCAGACACAACGTAGTAGTTTTGTAAACAACACAAATGAAACTAACACAGAAGATCGTGGTAAAATACCAGAGCGTCAATCACTTAGCAAGTTGCTTAAACCGCAGGCTGATAACTAATGCAACAATTTTTTTATGACGAACAGATACGTAGGTTTCTATTGCAGGTTACTAGAGTGTTTTCAAACTTTCAAGTCGAATATGGTTACGAAAAAGACAATCCACAAAAAGCTGCACTTTATCGTGTACCTGTGAGATACGGCGATGCTACACGTCAAGCACAAACTATTATACAACAGAATAGTGCAAATGCATTGCCTAGTACACCATTAATGACTTTTCATATTACCAATTTAAACTATGCAAGAGATAGAGTACAAGAGCCTTATTTCGTAGAAAGACAAAACGTTAGACAACGTGAATGGAACACGGAAAGTGAATCATATGAAACAACACAAGGTACTGCATTTACAATTGAAAAACTCATGCCAGTACCGTATGATCTTGAGATAAATGTTGACATATGGACTTCAAACACTAACCAGAAATTACAAATATTAGAACAAATATTAACCTTGTTCAACCCAGGATTAGAAATACAAAGCACTGATAACTTCATTGACTGGACCAGTTTAAGTGTTATGTACCTAGAACAGGTAACATGGAGTTCACGTAATATTCCAATGGGCACAGATGATCCTATTGATATTGCTACACTAAGATTTGTAATGCCAATCTATATTTCTCCTCCAGCCAAAGTTAAAAAACTTGGAGTTGTTGAAAAAGTTATCAGTAGTGTATTTGATAGTGGTGGTGACATCAAAGAAGCAATATACAATAGCGATTTGTTAATGGGTACTAGAGCTAAGTTTACCCCTTATAACTATCAGACATTACTACTAGGAAATAAATTACAAGTTCTTGAACAGAAAGCAGTGGTAACAAATAATTCAGGGGTGCAAATTCCAACTGCTCCTCCTAGTAATCTGTTGTGGCACACTGTGGTTGATCTCTATGGAAGTCTTCGTCCTGGAATAAGTCAAATCAGACTGGACAATCCATATGATGATAGTATTATAGTTGGTACTGTTGCATACGATCCAAGCGATGATAGATTTTTATTGTTTACTGTTGATACTGACACACTTCCACAAAACACACTTGATCCTATAAATGCAATTGTAAATCCTCAATCAAAAGGTCCAGGAACAACAGCTGGTTTACCAGCAGCGGCAATCGGACAAAGGTATTTGTTTGTTAGCGATACAGGTAATTCTAGTTCAACTAGTCCAGGATTTGCACAAGCATGGAGAGGAACAGATGGTACTACATTAATTGCAAATACAAACGATATAGTAGAATATGATGGAACCAAATGGAATGTTGTTTTTAATGCCAACGACAATACTGCTGGTATAGTACAATATGTAACAAACTTAACTACCAGTGTGCAATACAGATGGGCAGATAGTCAGTGGTTAAAAAGTTATGAAGGGTTGTATCCAGAAGGTGAATGGAGTATTGTACTTTGATTGATGCAGTAGGCGTTTGGTTTTACAGCATTGCAACTGATAGGTATCTATATCTACTGCGTAATGATGTAAAAAATCCTGGTTGTTGGGGATTGCCTGGAGGTAAAGTTGACGCTGGTGAAAATCTACAAGAAGCTCTAACACGAGAATGCACAGAAGAAATTGGTATATGGCCAGAAACTGTTAAACTTGTTCCAATTGAAAAATTTACCAGCATTGATAACCATTTTAGTTATCATACGTTTTTTTGTTTGGTCGATGAAGAATTTGTTCCTGTGCTAAACAATGAACATTATGGATACAGTTGGATAAAATCTGGAGTGTGGCCAAAGCCGTTGCATCCTGGATTGTGGACTACTATTAATTTTGAAGAAATATTAAAGAAAATTGATACAATCAAAAAGTTTCAAATATCACAATGTGAAACAAACTGACCATACTTCCATTGAACAAAGTTTCTATTTTGTCTCCAATCATCCGGAGCAAGTTTACCATCTGATACATAGATAAAGTTTACACTTGGATAGGTTGTTATAATCTCATTAAGTTCATTTATTTTCTTTTGATTGATATTTTCATCTTCGTTAGTTCCGTCTACACCAACTAGGTATACTTCTTTGTGTCCATCAAAGCATGCCAACCAGGCAGCAACTGCTACACTATTTCCACGTTGACCATAAGGAACTAGATAAAATTCTCC